CAGTCGCACCATTTTTCTGACAACGAAGAATGGCATCTTCGACAACTCCAAGGATTTGTTCATTCCGAGTCAACCCGATATCTTCTCGCACAAAGAGAATCTTCAACTTGCCTTCATGGGGAGTTGCAGCGACAACACAGTTGTTGGAACCAAGCGCAGGATCCAGCCCGATATAAACAGTGCATTCCTTTGGTGGATCATGCAGCGTTGACCGCAGAGGATTCAAACACTTCTTAATTGATTCATCGCTGAAGGTTGCTTCAGAAGCCGCCGATGGCTGCTGCATGTAGTTACGGGACCACGCCTCTTCACCGACCTTGCGACGGATGCGGTCCAATGCTTCCATCGGGAACATCTCAGGCCACAATGGTTCCGGTTCACCTAGATCATTTGTAACAATCGCTGGGAAACGGATCACGTTGAGGATATCAGAATCGATTTCTTTCATTAAGCGTTCGTAGAAGTCGTCTTCACCAACACGGGTACCGTTGATACTCGTGCGCCCATTCTCGCCGGGGCGGGTCAACCAGTCCTGACGAAAAATCTCAAACATCTGTTCAGTCAGATTGAGAGAAACCCGTGACTGGATATCATCAATATGTAGGTGGTCAGTTCGGGTACCAGCGATCTTGGATCGCCAACCCAAAGAAACCATCGAATAGTCGCGTTCATCATGTCTACTCTTTTTGAAGACGTTAAAGTAATCGGCTCCCCATGCCTGCGCGGTTTTACGCCCAGACGCATTCTGGGGAACAAATGGGCCATATTTTGCTACATAGTGGGGGAACGGGCCGGTTGGTTCCATTCGTGTACGGATACGTCCAAGAATCTTACGGGCCATGTCCTGCCCCTCAGATCCGACCGTGATACGGAACTCGGGGTTAGTCGCCAATTTGTAACAAAAGTAATCTTCTGCAAGGGTTGTCTTGCCATGCTCCGGTGGCCAAAGAATCAAAGTGATGTTACCGGGCGGGGTGTTCTCGTATGCTTCTATTGCTTTTAGATGAAACCACGGAGACATGTGGTCAAAGTATTCCTTGCGGAAACTTTGGAAAGAACTATCTGCTATAGTTTCTTCACCAGCGGATTCCAACGCCTTCATGCGAACAGCATCAGCCTTAACGCCAAAGTCTGGAATTCGTTGACGCCACTTCTCGTAAGCAGATCGTGTAACACCTGCTATCAAGCAGGCGTCATTAACCAATCCGGTATTGGCAAGGGCTTCTAAGAATAATTCCCGAGTCTTTAATCCACGGTCCTTTGCAGCATTACTCACGAGTGATCAAAGACTGATTTAGCGACTACGAGTTCAATCGTTTCGGCTGCGATAACAACATCGGTACTAGCGATCTTTATCGTATGGGTACCAATCTGGTCTAAATCGACATCGACATAGTAGATGCCGGTACCACTACCTGTTTGGACAGTCGGTGTTATATCAGATCCATTTGGTTTCTTATGAGTGCAGGTTGAAGTTGTGTTAACATTCGTTCCCGCAGACTTGAACGTAGCAGTAACCCGCACACGGTCGCCCTTGTCGTATGTAGCCATTAGACACCTACCAGTAGGTCTAGGGTATGTTGCTGCTCTTCAGCATTTGACGATCCTGTTACATTTGTAACAGAAAGTTCAAGTTCCGGTTGAGGAACCTTACGGATCAACACAGGCTGATTCAACGTCGCAGTACCAGTAACCGCACCCGCAACATATGCAACTTCGATAACGTCAGCAGTTACCGTGGCTGCACTTGTGATAGCAGCCGTTATCGGCCTTTCTCTAACAATCGCAGCCACAGCCGTGGCCGTACCCGTAACATCTCCAGCAACGAACGCCTCTTCAGTGATCGCAGCGGTGACCGTTGCCGTACCAGTGATCGCCGCTGTGATCCCGGCTACTTCGATAATGGCCGTTACGACCGTGGTCGAACCGGTGATCGCCGCCGTGATGAAGGCTTCTTCTATTACATTCGCTGTGACCGTCGCCGTGCTAGTAATCGCACCCGTAATCGCGTGAGTTTTGACGCCCTGATAGGAATAGTTTCCATCCCGATAATCGATGCCGGACTGGCGATAGTCAATAGCCATTAGTCAGCAGCAGCGTAAGCCGTGTCGTAAGCCGCCTGTGCTTCCTCAGGTGTCCCACCGCTGTCTCTCACCGCAATAGCAGCAGCGTCACCCGCTGCCTTCTTCCGAGTGATCTTCGCCGCAGGAGGATCTTCAGGCCACACCACTTCAGACACACGACTGTACGCCGCAGGTAGATCCCTGAGAGCCTGACGGTACGTGCGCCATTCCTCGGCGGTGTGGTCGCCCAAGGTGGCGTCACCGATCTGTGTCCAGTCGGAGCCACGCAACTGGCCGTCACGCTGACCCCGCACATGGTTCATGTCCAGATCGGCAGCCTCAGCCTGTGCGTCCAGTTCTGCTTCTTCTTCTGCTGTCAGGTCCATGTAGACCCCGTTGACAATCTTCTGTCTTGGCATGATTACACTCCTAGGATTCCGTATAAGTCGAACGTACTATGGGCAACAAAGTTCTGTCCCCCGCCAGCGACCAACCTGATCTCGTCAATAGCGTCGGTGTTCTCATGGAACAGCGTCGCCGTCAGACGAACCGCCCACTCGTCATTAGAAGCGGAGGTGTTGGGACACACCGACTGAGAGAACATCTGCTTGTAGTTCACCGTATTGGAATAGTTCGGAATCCAAATGGTTGTTGCCGCAAATGTGCCAGCCTCAAAGTCTGACGTTGTTAAGTACGCCGCCAAATCTCTGCCGTCGTTTCGATCTGATTGCAGGGTGGCAGAAGTTGCGACCAGATAGGTGTTGGAGTAATCGGCGTCCGTTGTGTTCGCATTGTAAACAACATCATGCCTGTGCGGTTCACTACCACTATTCGACCAGCGGCCAGAAATCACTAGGTATAAATGGTCGTAGGACTGAGAAATCGGTGCCGAACCGTGCGTTCCGAACTGAACCGTCGTAGCGGGCAGCGTTACGGAAGTGTGGTCGATGTGGGTCCAGACAGCCATCGTCTACTCCTGAATCCCATACAGGGTGAACTCGGAACCTCGCAGAAAGTTGTTCCCGTACCTGTTGTTGATGAGGATGGTGTCAACCGCTGCGGTGCTGTCCCACAACCCTGAAGCAAAGTGCAGATAGTCGGCAGTTGATGTTGAGTCGCCACCATCCCAGTTGGAAACCAACACAGTCGTGTTCTTGTTCGTGTTTACATAATCCAGAATGTCCACGATAGTCGGACCAGTCCAAGCCCGATCATGATTACCCGGCGCTTGACCGAGGAAGATGCCGTTTGATTCTCCTGTACCCTTGTGTACGCCTGTCGCTGAATCATGCCCGTATATCACATGGTAGGCGTAGTTGGTTCCCGTGTCTGCTGAACCGTCGCCCAGCCACAATCGCTGATAGGTGTTGTTTGTCGCAGCGAGGGTCAGCGTGTACCGCAGTTGGAGGTGTTCGTAGGTTTGCGGGATGGACGAGAACGTCACCGACGCAGCATCAGCCTCCAAATAGCAAGTACCAAGTGCTTCGATCACAGCCATTACGGACTCACCGTCGCACTGGGAGGCCCCATCCTTGGGAGGATGCCGAACAGGTCGAATCGGGAATACTGGACGAAGTTCGTGCCGTTGACGGGACGTATGTCGATCTTGCCTATCGGTTCCTGTTTCATCCAAGTATTCCCTTGGATATGAATCCAACCGTTGTCGGTGTTGCTACCGCCCGTGTTCCATCCGTCGATAGCGGACTGCACAAGAGTGGACTTGTATTTGCCCGAGTTGATATCGAAGAAATGGACAACAGCAGCAGCAAATACATTCGCAGGCGAGTTGTTCGCAGAACAGGTCAACTCGCCCAATCCGTAAGAAGCGGCTGCGCTGGAGTTAGCCGAGGCGTTGCCTGCGTAACCGTAGAGCCGTTGCATCGAATAGTTGGCGTGGAGCGTGTCGGTGCTGCCGCCACGGGGGCCAACGTAAATCCTGCCCGAGTCGGACGTACTCGCATAATCGGTTCGGTGATAGCAGATCAGAACAAGGTCCATGAACTGGGACCAGTCCAA